TCCTTTGCTGCACGTTCAAGATACAGGTAGGTTTTCTCGTCACCGTTACGGTGTACACCTGTCGATTTCTCGATGGTGTCATCAAGCTGTCGGTATAATTCGCCGATACGCTTGCCTATCACTACATCTTCATCGTTCTGTGACAGCGTAGCGATAGCTGTCATCTGTTCGTCCGTCAGCCCTTGCAACTCACTCTGTTGCTTCAATAATTCCGTTGTCAGCATAATTCTTACCCTCTGAATTGATAATATTGTTAGTTCTTCTTTTCTTCTGTCTTAGGTTGCACCTTCGGCTGTGGCTTTCTCGGTGGTGTTGGTTTCTTTGCCCTCATCGCCGCCAGTTCTGCCTTGAGTGCTGCCAGTTCGTCACGCAGTGCGCTGACCTCACTGGTCTTGGTTGTCGCTGCTGATTTCTTGCCCTCAATAACAGGCTCATGCAGCACCACTACTTGAAAGCCCTGCAAGCGCAGTTGACGCTGCACGATGCTCTCATACTCTTTCTTGCCGTACTTCTGAATGATGGGCTTGCTCAAACGCTTGCCCGTCTCGGCATTGAATTTCTTTTGCTCCTGTATTACATGATACAGGGCTTCCTCACCTGCTGGCACGATATAGTTGCCAGCGTTCACGTTGTACTCGCCTGTCATGGCGTTAATCATTGGAACGTCATGTGTTCCGTCCTCTGTCTTCACTAACATAATTCCGTAATGTATTGGTTATGATTTCAATCTTCCTGTCGAATGGTATATCCGCACCGAACTCCGTCACGTTGATGTTCTCACGCTCAAAGCGGCGTACAAGGCTTGCGAAGTTCAGCTTCACCAGCATATCCGTGCGGTCTATGATACCCTTGTCTGCAAGGGCTACCACCTCGTCACGGCTCATGTGTCGGTAAGGCTCTAACTCCTGCAAAGTCATCATGCGCTGCATCATAAGTGGGTTGTGCCTGTACTCCGTCTCTATGATTTGATTCTGCAAGGCGTCAAGTTCAGCTTCGCTTGCACCGTTCTCACGTGCCTTTGCATAACGGTCACGCAACTCTGCCACATCGTAGAGATAGAACTCCGTGCCGTAGTTGATAGATGCAGCAAGGAAGCCATCAGCATAACGCAGTCGGCACACCGTCTCATCCACGAACTGCTGGGCTGCCTCAAAGTTCTTCTTCACCCTTGACAATACCGTTGTCTGACTCTCAAACCCTGCCCTCACCTGTTGCTCATTGAAAGCGTCACGCTGGGTGATTTCTTCAGCCTGTCCGCATACGGCAGTGATTATCTCATCACGCAGACGCTTCTCCTCGCTGACGTTGTAGTCAAGGCTGCTGCGGTCTACTGACAGCATCTGCACCGGGTTCTTCATGTCGGGCTGACCGTCCACTGGAACGGGTATCTCAACGAACGAGCCAGCACCCACGATGCGCTTGCTCCCACACTTAGGACAGGGCAACAATGCACCTGCACGGTCGAACTTGTAATGCCCGTGTATGTCTTTCAGATAACCGCCATCGCAATAGTCACCAGTTTCGGTGTTCTCGAAGTCACACGTCTGTTCGTATCCCGAATAGATAGGGTATGAGCCGAACAAATCAAGGTGCTTCTTGCTGATATGGTAGAACAGCCACCAGTCAAGGCGTGAAAGCTCCTTTGTCAAGGGGCTTGCCTTTACATCGGGCATGGACAGGGACAACGGCTCTGACCAAAAGAAACGTGCTGGCGTGTATCCAAGCAGGTGCGGACGCTCTGCAAGCAACTCACCCACCTCTCCGCCTTTGCTTCTGCGGAAGATACGGTAGAACTCGTCATCAATAACCGCTACCTTGTCATCATCCTGTCGGAACGCTATCCAATCCATCATGCCGCTACGCTTGGCTTTGAACGCCATCACATCGTATATGTTCAGCCAATAGAAATACGGTTCGGGCTTGTCACCTTTCTGTTCTTCGGGCAAGTCCACCACAAGCACGCTGTTTATCTCCGTCTTGAAGTGTTCCCAGCCCTTTGTCTGCCATACCTGTGGCTCTTTCAGCCTGTCCTGCCTGTACCATTCCCAGTCATCTCTGTCATCAGCAGTTAGGAATTGATAGTTGTAGCTTGGGTTGCGACCGTCAAAGATACGTGACAGCTTGTCGAAGCATACCTCGCATATCTCGTTGGTATCAACGGGGTATCTGAACAACTCCACGAACAGCTTGTACTTATCGTTAGGCAGAATGTTCTGCACGAACGCAAAGAAGTCCGCAGTCGGCTGGTAATATACCGACTGCTGGATTAGCTTCTGTGCATGGAACTTTATGCGGTTTTGGTGGTAGATGGCAACATCAAGCGCATCATGCCCCTTTCTTTCCGCTACCTTTTTCCGTATTTCTTCGACTGATATGCCCATCGTTCAACTGAAAGTTTTCATCATCCAATATCCACCCACTGCGCAGGTGCTCCGTCAGTATGCGCTCTGCTGTCTCAATGTCGAAAGACCGTGTGCCAGCCTCGCATCTCAATTTGACCGTTGTCACCTTTGCAGCCATGATTACAGGTCAGTTAGTGGGTTGAAGTCAGCAGGAACTGCAATGCTTAGATCGTCGCTCCAGTTAGGTGCGAAACTCCAAGAGATATTGTTGCTGTCGGGTGCTTCCAGTCCGCCATGTGTCTTGTCTGAAATAAACAAAGCACGGATAGGAATTGGATACCATTCATCTGCACCCTCTCCCTTGATACCCTCAATGTTGCCGTTCTCATCGAACAGGTAAACGCCGAGATTGCCAGCCTTTGCCTCACACATAAGCTGCTTCATCACCTTGATGGTGCTCTGTGGCACGCCACGCAGCACTGCACTGAAAGTGGTAGGCTCTGCGCCGATGATTTCTTCAATTCCTCCCAGTGTGTCGTTGCCGCCGCCGAATGTGCGTGCAGCACCAGCCTCCGAAGTAGGTGCTTGGATGTAAGGAGATACGACAATCTTTCCGCTTGTTGAGAGTGCCATAGCAGCAGTCCAAGAAGCAAGAGCAGTAATTTTGTTGGTGGTGTCAAAGCCGTTCTTCGTTGTGCCGTTTACCAAACGCTGGAAAGCGACCTTCTGAATCTGCCCCATGTTCTCTGCGCATTGTACGGCAGGGATAGCGGTTAGTGATGTCGCAGCAGGGCATGAACAAGTTAAAGCCATATTAGTCTAATTTTTTTAGTTAAACAAATTGCCGCTTACCCTCTGCGGACATCTATCGTTACAAAGGAAAATAAACCGCCCCTGTAATCAAAACATTTTTAAGAGTTTTTAATAAATCGGCAGTCAGAGCAGAGAAAAGAAAAAAACGCACCTATCATTCTCTGACGGGTGCGTTTATTCAATAAACCTAATAAATAACTTACGAAAAATTCCACAAAGAATGTCTGATTGCCTTCTGTGTTCTTCATGATACAGGGCAAAGTAAATCACTCCGCCAATTATGTGCAAATAAAATAGCCGCTATCTTCACAGACTGCGGCTATCGGGTACGTAAAACTAATACTACATGGAATAGGTTGGTTATGTAATCAAGTATTCATCTTCTCACCTTGATGCCTCTCGGCTGGGTTCGTACTCCCAGCGTCTCGCTCGCTGCATAGCGCACTGCGTCAATAGCGTGGTTGAACGCATCTATTGGCTGGTTCGTCATATCGCCATTGCGGTCAGTCTTCCACTTGTACGCCAGCAGTTCCTTGCGTAACCCTGCGCTCCGTCTTGTCACGTTCCAAGTATATCGCTTCAAGATGTCTATACCGTTGCTTATGCTGTCAGCCCCTTTCTTGCACGGCTTGACGAAGTAGCCCATCCTGTTAAGTTCGGCTATGCTCTTAGGCTCTGCGCTATCCGCCACTATCTCGTCCCTACCCGTAAGCCCTGCCTCTTTCATGGCCTGCGCTATGTCGGGGTTCGTCATGCCAGTTCGGTATATCACTTCGTCCGTCCATATCTCACCATGAGCAAGTACAAGATGCACCAGTGCGGAAGGGTCTGCGCTAAACCCCCAGTCAAGCCCCCATGCCGACACTTTCCACTCCTCTCTCGGAGGCAGGTCATCCACTACGTTGAAGTGCGAGAACACCAGCCCCGTAATGCTGCCTGTCTTGCCCCTCGCATATACTTTCCATAGTTCGGGGTCGCTGATACCCTCTATACGGCGGTGTTCCTCGTCAGTTAGGAACATATTGCTGCGGTGGTCGCTGATAATCAGCTTCACGCCCTCACGTCCAAGCACCTGTTCGTGTACCCAAAAGCGTGCTGACGGGTTGTAGTCTATGAATATCTGCCTGCGTGTTCTTATCGCCAGTTGCCAGTATATGCCGTACGCTATGCCGTTCGCCTCGTTGATGAACAGGTAGTCACGCTTTCCGTTCTTGGCGTCCTGCTCCCCATCGTAGGACTTGAACTCAATCAGCGAGCCGTTCTGTCCCTTGATGGTGTAGTCTGACCTGTTCCATGTGAAGAAGCCTTGCAGCCACTCGCTGTCTGCGAAGATGGTCTCCGTGTCACGCATCGCACCCACTTTTAGATTAGGTAAGTCCTGCCCTGCAACGGTGATGATTGTCGCTGGCTCATTAACGGCTATGGAGATTAGTCGCTGCATGATGCAATATGTCTTGCCGCTACTTGTACCTCCTTGATTAACGAATATGCGTGCCTGTGGGTCGCAGTTTTCGTTGTAGAGCCGTTTATTTACCTTGAACAATGACATAACACTATTCGGCTATTTCATCCTCGCTGTGCGCCAAATTAATGCCACTATCCACATACTCTATCTGCACTCTGTTGGATAGCGAGCCAGTAAGTTCGTTCTTCTGCCTGTCCTGCCACTCATCGGGGTACAGGTTGGTGAGCAGGAACTTCAACGCCTGTGGGTCGGCTGGTATGTGCTTCGTACGCACCTTTTTTTGCTTGATGTAGGGCTTCCCATCCTTGTCACCATAGGTTATCTCGGGTTCTTCCACATCGTAGCCCGTAGCACGTTTGTAGAGTGACTGCACCGCATCCTTGTACTGGTTACGCAGAAATTCTTTCTTCGCCGCCTTAATAGCCTCCGCAAACTCCGTCTTTTCTCTTTTCCAGCCATAAAACGTCTCCTCGCCTATGCCAGCTTTCTTGAATGACTGCTCAAAGGAAAATCCGTCACGGATATAACCGCATATCTCCTGTACTATCTCGTCACAATACTTTGCCATTTCCCCTTTGCTTTTTTCTCTTCTTTTTCTTCCTTATTTCCTCCTGCTCTTTCTCGAATATCTCATCAAAGAGCAACAACTTATAATCAAGCCCAATCGGTTGTCCGTTTATTCCAGCAATTAGCTTGCAAATCATAGTCCGTTCCAGTTATCGAATTAATCCCCATTCGGCAAAGCGTTCAAAGCCGCCCAGCGAATGGATGTATTTCCTTGCCTGTTCAACGATATATCCGTAAGACACAAGCCTTGCCTCCTCGCCAGCCATGCGCACGGTGACCTGCTCATCACCTATGGCGCAGAACGCACTCACGGGCTTCCCTGCCGCCTGTGCAAGCTGGTGGCAGTATATGTTCACGCTCACATCTGCCTTGCTCAAATCCTTTCCGTGCAGACCGCCGCCAGTCACACCATCACCCATGTCAGAACCGAGTTTGCGGTTTGTCGCACCGCTATCCACGCCTGTGCCTCCTGTCCAATCTCCAAGAGGGTTGATGACTACCTCCAACGTCTGCGCCAGTTCTTTCGCCGCACGCCTGTTTACTGGTGTCAAGTTGCTTTGGCAGATGATTGTTTCTTCATCCTCACGGCTCTCGATGTACTTGCCGTCACTCTTGCACCTTTGCCATACCTCTCTCGCCAGTGATGTGAGGTGCTTCTGCTCCTGCGTTACTGGCATACCCTTGAATATGCCGTTGTCTCCACAGCGTACTGCGCCCTGCTGGTTCTTGGCGAGGTGGCTGTCCTGCTCCACTTCCACGTAACGCAGTTCCATGTTTCCAGCCAGTCGGTATACTATGCCGTACACCTCTGCCTGTGGTATGCGCACGCTCGTTTCCGCTATTACGGTACAAAGCCCGTGACCTATCAACACCTCAACGGCTATTCTTGGTTTCTCGTCCTTGCTGTACGCATAGTCCAACAGCGCACCCGCTATCCTATCCGCCACCTTATCGGGGTGGCTTGGGTTTACTTTCTCAAACATATCAAATTGTCCTTTCCTTATCGTAAATGTAAATAATATCCCCGTTCTCATCCTTGCCCTGCGGCTTCATCACGCCCTCAAACATCGTATAAGGACTTTGACCTGCCTGCGGATTGTTCCATAGCCAGCGCATATACATCGCCATAGTCATACCAGCATAGTGCGCCCGTTTCTCGCTGCTGTTGCAGTTAAATCCATTTGCACTCCGCCACGGATACTGGTGCAGTTCTTCAATATCCTTGCTTATCTCCGAAAAGCGTACAGAGCCGTTCTTCTTGCATAGCTGCAGAGCCTCGCAGAACTGACCGTGCGAATAGTTCCAGTCGGCTGGAAGTCCGCAGCATGAGCCGTTGCAGCAAAGTTCCTTGAAGTGTGCATCGCTCACATAGAAGCGTATACCAAGTTCATCGCAAAGGTTCTTCATGTTCTCAATAAAAGGCTTCTTCACTTTGCGGTTTAGCCTTAAATAACCGCTTGAATAGCTGTACTTGCGGTAGAACTCAAACAGGTCAAAGCCGCACTCCTTGTTGAATATCGGTGCTTTTTCTTTCAGCACCTTGCTGCGTTGCTCCATGCAGAAGAACTCCGTACTCAACGCCGTAGCCCCACGCTTGCCAGCCTCACGGATAAGGTCAAGATAGGTAGGTGTGCTTACACCGATAATGAACGGGCGCAGTCTCAATGTTGCCCCCCCTGCATCCGCTTCCGCTATGCGATGCAATGCATCCAGTCGCTGCAAGGGCGTAGGCACGCCATGCTCAATGATGCGTGCTTTCTTCTCATCAAGCGTGATGATACTGAACTTGAAGTTCCAGTTCTTCTGTCCCCTCACAAGTTCCATATAACGCTCATCCTGCGTCCACCACACGCTTTTCGTTGAGAAGCAAAGCGGATAGTCTATAGACTTGAAGAAACGCAGCAGTTCAAGCGTCTTGCCATACTTGCGCTCATAACCGTCAAACTCATCGCTCAATCCGCCCCACTGCATCACCCTGCGCTGCTTGATATATGTTGCGAACTGACCTGCGTACCTGTCGGGGTCAGTGAACATCCTCTTGACGTGTTCCACGTTCACCGCCTTTACATCCTTGTTAAGATAGCTTTCCTTAACTTTCCCCAATGCTCGCTGAAACTGGGAAAAGCAGTACAGGCAACCGAACGAGCAGTTACTGTATGTGTCGAATGTCATCGGCATTGAGCAGTCCGCTATCTCGTTGCTCCATCTTGGGCTTGAATAATATGCCATAACTATTTCTTGATAAATTTTATTTCACCCTTTTTACAAGGGTTAATCTTGACGTATTCGGAATACGCACAGGCTAACATCTCCGCATACTGGGAATAGTTTTCAGCTTTCCAGTCATCAGAGCAACCTCCTGCTGTCTTATGCTTGGCATTTGGCGCAAAGGTATTAAAGCGGATTACATTTCCCCCTTTCTGCATAACTCGCAGACAAAGTTCGTAATCTTCTTTTATACGGAATTTTGTATCAAAGCGTAGAGATGTGTCAAGTACGCCAAAACAGGTTCCAGTCAAAATGTTTTTTGTTACCGTCCGCTTCATGAAAAAGCTGTTACAAACAGGGTACGTTCCGAAAAGCGTAGCCC